GAACGCTATGACGAAGAACAAAAAATGAGGTTTGTTACTAAGAAGGTTGGTCGTAAGGATTTTTCTGGAGTTAAGTTTTCATGATGTATAAGATTAAGACGTTTGGTAATGAGTTTGCTATTCTAGAAATTAAAAGTAATATGATTATCTTTAAGAGCATGAATGAAGTTTTAGTGAAAAGACTATGTAAGAGTTTGAATGGTGGTTCTGGATTTTTTGGACACACTCCACGCTTCTTTAGTCTGCTGTATACTCAAGTAGCATGATTGTAGTCTTTGACACAGCAGTTAATGGGAAAAGCAAGGAGGAGCTTGAGAGAGCTTGTTACTTCTTTGCTACTCAGCTGCTGACTGACGAAGAAATTGATCAGTTAAATATTGAGATTGCGTTAAAGAAGAAGTTAGATAGCAGTGCACTAGGTTACTGCGAATCATTAGATGAAGGCACTAATCAAAGAAACTTTAGAATAGAATTACAAAGAGGTCTTACCTCTGAAGTTCTATCATCACTCGCGCATGAGATGGTGCATCTAAAGCAGTATGTTCGTAATGAATTACAAGAGAGTGATAACTATCATAAGAGTCAGTGGCACGGAACATTAATTGCTGATAGAGATGAAGATTATTATGATCATCCATGGGAGATAGAAGCCTATGGTCGTGAGGTTGGGTTAAGATACAAATATCATAGAACCTTTCCTGATAGAGTAGCAGGGGAAATTATCTAGGAGGGGTGCCCGAGTGGCTAAAGGGGACGGACTGTAAATCCGTTGGTTACACCTACGCTGGTTCGAATCCAGCCCCCTCCACCACAACCCATTGATTTTGTTATATAAAAAATAATGCTTGACTTTTATCGAAAAAGGGCGCATAATGGTTGTTGAAAATAATGAAGGAAGCTTAATTTTGGAAAAGATTCACTATATCAATCAATTAAAAGCCATTAAATCAGAAGCCTTAAAAATAGGGATAGATTGGCCGACCCAAAACCCCTCAGAAGCCACTAGGGAAGAACTTAGAGACTTTCTGAAAGAGGTCACGGAAGCCATCACAGAAAGTAAAAATGATTAAATTTCCTTACATATTTAAATTACACCCATTAGCGGTTTACACTGTAATTCGCACGATAGGTATGGTTATAGCATGTCAGCTTTCTTTTAGCACAAACCAATCATGGTTATGGGCAATCCCCCACACCTTCTTTGGTTGGGGATATGTAGTGTACTGGGTTATAATTAAAAAGTTTGGTATTTAAGAATTGTTCCGTGGTAGCTCAGTCGGTAGAGCATCTGACTGTTAATCAGAGTGTCCCTGGTTCGAGTCCAGGCCATGGAGCCAAAATTATAGGAGTGCATCGTGCATATATACACCTCTCCGACTGGTGTCAAGTATAAAATAAATGATAGGTCTGAACCCATTTACGAAGTAATTCAGGTTCAAGATTATTTTGAATCAAAGCTCACTCATATATCTATCGAACACCTAACCAATCGTCCGGGCGTAATTGTAGATGCAGGTGCTAACATTGGAACTTATTGTTTAGAATTGGCAATCAAATTTCCAGATTGTAAAATATATGCCTTTGATCCTGTGGTTCCAACTTATGCAGAACTAGAAGAAAACATAAGATTAAATGGATTCACTAACATTGAATCTTATAGAATAGGACTCGGAAATAAAGAGTGTGAATTAGAATCTGAAGATCCAGATACAAAAGGATCTTATGGTTGTATATCATTACTTGATAAGATACACCAAATCAGGGGTGATACTGATTTCCCTAAGACAGCGATATATCAAATACGCACATTAGACTCTTTTAATCTATCTGATGTGTCTCTGATAAAGATTGATGTTGAAGGTATGGAGTTAGAAGTTATCGAAGGCGCTCTAGACACTATTAATAGATGCAGTCCTATGTTAATTTTTGAAGCCTGGAATCTAGATTGGTTTGCAGAAGAGCGTATTAAGCTAATGAAATTTGTAGAAAGTCTGGGATATAGTTTAACAGCAGTTGCTGATGATTTCGTCGCAGTTAAAAATTAGGAGATGAGTATGACTAAACACGAAGAAGTTGAAACTATCCTAGCCAAGATTCACAATACGACTCTTGCTTTAGATAATAGTAAGGGCAAGGGTTGGGCTGAGACATATTGGAATGTTACCCAGAATAGGTTGCAGCGCCAGTTGCATTCTAAGCTGTATGAGATCGACAATCCTAAACAGTGGAATCAAGTGTTTAAGGTGACCTATTGATGTTCAAATTGTTATGTAAGCTGAGACTGCATAGGTGGGTCGCTGAGTACCGTCCCAGCCGCTGCGACTACTATCCCTTCCCTATCCTCGTTCGCAAAACCTGCCGGGTCTGCGGGGAGACGGTAACGAAGGAGGGCTAAGTCCTTGATTTTGTTATATAAAAATAATGCTTGACTTATTTGTCTTTTGGTACTACAATGTGTTTATCGTGAATGGTGAGATGGTCTCGCCGCTATATTATGGAGTAAATTTGTATGACTAAGTCCTTTAAGCGTGGCGACAAGCGTAAAGTCGCAATTGAGTTGATTAATGCTTACTCGAAGAGTCCTTCCAAGGAAATTATCGAGAAGATTGCAGCTACCCTTGAAATCAATCAGGGTGCGGCTGCTTCCTACTTCCGGTTCTGTGTCAAGAATGGTATGACCCAGATCACCTCGGATAGCCTTGTGGTCATTAAGACTGCCAAGGCTCCCAAGGCTCCCAAGAAGGCTCTGGAAGCCTCTTCGGGTCCGAAGGCTTCTAAGCCCTCCCCGGATCAGGTCCAGGCGTTCAAGGACGGTCTGGAGCGTGCTCGAGTCCGGGCTGAGCTTAAGGCTTCGGTTGATACCCAGGTCCTGGATAGCCAGGTCGCCTAATAGGGTCGTATCAGGTGCAAAGGGTGGGGGAAACTCCACCCTTTTTGCTTGACTTTTTATCTCTTTTCAGGTACAATAAGTATGTGAAAGAGAGAGTTGTAAGAATGAAGAGTTTCGGAGAGTTTGAACAGGAAAGTTTAGATCATACCCTATTCATATTCGATATCGATGATACTCTATTCAAGACGAATGCTAGAGTGTTCGTTAAGGATCCGAGTGGTAAGGTCATCGACCGACTAAACAATCAAGACTTCAATACCCATACGCTCCTTCCCGGACAGAGCTATGAGTTTTCTGAGTTTGAAAATGCTAGTATGTTTGATATGACTTCTCGTCCTATCAAGGCTATGTTGGATAAGGTAAAGCATCTTCAGAAAAAGATTGAGGGCACTGATAGTTTGATTACCTTTATCACTGGTCGTTCTGACTTTGATGATAAAGAAAAGTTCTTGAACGTTTTCCGTAAGAGGAAGATCGATATCGATAAGATCCACGTTCATAGAGTGGGTAATGATCGGGGTCCGGAAACTCTAGCAGTTAAGAAAGCCAAGGTCACTACCATGTATCTCGCTACTGGTAAATACAAGACAGCTGAGATGTATGACGATAGTAAAGAAAACTTAGAAGAGTTCAAAAGCCTTCAGAGTAGTTTTCCTGATGTATCGTTCTCTGCGTTTCAGGTGTTTCATAACGGAACGTCTAAACATTTATAATGCCCCGTTAGCTCATCCGGTAGAGCAACGGTTTTGTAAACCGTAGGTGGTCTGTTCGAGTCGGACACGGGGCACCAACTTTTATTATGGATACCACATGCATATAATGCCAGCCTATTTTACGACAAGCAATTTGAGTCGTCGTAAATCTAAAAAGAAAACGCAGAAGCAATTGAAGGCTGAAGCTGATCATGAGAAGTTTCTGAAGAAGCTTGGATATAAACCTTCTGACCAATATCCTACGTTAGAAGTTCGCCACAAGCATACTACATTAGAAACTAAACAGCTTCCGGCGACTTCTGATTCCATTCCTGGTCACATGGCTAAGAAGGAACCTATGCAGTATTCTGGTAAGCGAGAGCTACTAGGTATTGCTACCATGCACAAGAGCAATATGGTTCCAGTTTTCGCCGACAACAAACAAGTAGCTATCGATATCGCAAGGATGAGACGATGACTGATAAGAATCTACAAGAGGTATTCACTAAGATTTATGACACCAATTATAAATAAAGAGAAGGAACGCATTAAGTATCTCTCAGAGAAGCTTGATGACGTTATCGGAGAGTGCCACAGTAAAGATGACATCATAGCATTGTCCTCTTTGTTTTTGGTATATGCTAGGAAGCTATTAGCCTTCGGAGCATCTGATGAAAAGCTTAGTGATGACTTGATTTTTTATTATATTTCTAATAAGATGTATACAAAACCAAGGACTAAACCTGATGCAAAACTTTAAAGAATTCGCTGAAGCCGCTGAGAAACAAGAGAGCATTGCTATTGAAGTTCTTGGTATGGACAGTCAGTGGAGACGAGTCGGTGGTGGTATCTTTAATAGACCCCAGTCTATTGCTCAGGCATTAGACAGCACCAAGAAACGTTACCCAAAGAATCGTGTTCGCGCTGTAGGTCAGGACACAGGTAAGTTTTATGATATGCTTCCCTAATAATTGAAAGGTAATTCGTAATGAAAAATATTAATATTAAAGCATTCTTGACAGTACTGTGTTTTTGGGTTGGTGTTGGTGCAATAATCGTAACCTTATACACCCTTCCTTCTCAAATTGGTCACATCATGGGCAGGTTTGTCGGTTTCGGTCTTTTGACGGCTGCATTTGTCCTTTATAGCACCTTAATGTATGAGCTTCTTGCTCTTACCAAATTCCGTAAAGATTAACCTATTGTAATCATTAGACATTTTAGTGCTTGACATATTTGTTATTATACGCTAGAATGGTTGTATGATTGAGACTATAGAAGTTCGTAATCCTACTCGTCCTAGTGCTCGCTCTGCGGGCATGCCGGAAACGTATAGGCTTACTGGTGAGATTATTCCCAACCCTAGATGGGCTGGTCCTGATAAAATCGCCATGATGGTTGCTGATAGATACACTCCATTGCGCATCATCCAAAAATCAAACATCATCGGTAAATTCTTTGAACCAAAGATCATAGCTCCAGTCAATCCAGTCAATAAGACTTGGAAGGTCTCTGGTTCGAAGAACAATACCTATGTAGTAACTGCTGATGCTGGTAGGTTTAGTTGTACTTGTGTTGGGTATCAGTTTAGACATGAGTGCAAACACATCAATCAGGTGAAAGCAGCATGAGTAATTATTTGCCATCAACCATATCTTGGATCAAGGAGGACTGGCGCAGTGACAAGTTTCGTTTCTGTATTGAAATACTTGCTTGGGGCATTTCTGTTGGTTGTAGTCTTACAATGGCTCTTACCGTACCCAATCCTCCACTCATTATCATCTATCCTTTTTGGATTATTGGTTGCTCTATGTATGCTTGGGCTTCTTATACTCGGCGTTCTTTCGGTATGCTGGCTAATTATATGCTGCTCGTATCTATTGATTGCGTGGGCTTATCGCGAATTGTATTGAACAATATTACAGGAAACTGAAATGGCAAAGCTGAAAACGAAGTACATGACCTTTGAAAAAAACTTCATTGGTCAAGAGTATCGACTTAAAGATTGCACTAACAGAATTGATGTGATCAATGCACTTAATTGGTACAATTATAATTACAATGTTGTAGATACTGTTAAGTGGTTGTATGAATATCTTGACAATCGTAACACAACTAAAGAATATATGGCACGTGTTAAGAAACTTGATCCAGTCTATATTGGTATTACAGCATGCTCTCTTGCGCGCATGAGTAATCTTGGCTGTGACATCGGTCAGTATCATGATACTATTAAGAAGATTGTAGATAACGAACTAGGCAAGCAGGTAGAAGAACCGATTGCTCGAAGTGTAGTTGATATTGTACAAAGAAAAACAAATTATGTGATTGCGCATCTTGAATATCAAATAGATAATTTCATCAATCATGATTATGCTCTATCTGATTTCAAACCTTATGAATATTATAAGAATCAAGATATAGGCAGTGGTGTTGCTTGGGGCATCATCAAGTATTACACTCCTCTTGTTGAAGAGCTTGAAGCTGCTAGAGATGGCAGTGATGATCAATGTGTTGAAGCTTATTACAGCATTGGTAATAAAGCAGTAAAGTCATATATTGATTTCGTTTCTAAGATTGTTGAGAATGCCAAACAGTTTGTCAAGGTCAACAAGGCAGAGAACAAGGCACGTGCTCCTCGTAAGAAAAAGTACAAGTCTGAGACTCAATTAGTTAAGAACCTGAAGTATGCTGTCAGCAATGATCCTCTGAAGCTTGCTAGTATTGACCCGACACTGATCATTGGTGCTCAATCTCTATGGGTATACAATGTCAATTACAAAACTATAACTAATTTTGTGGCCAGTGGTCCTGCTGGGTTGAGTGTCAAAGGCACTACAGTTATCGGGATCGACTCAACAGCATCTATGAAGAAGACTCTCCGTAAGCCTGAAGCGAGTATAAATACTATGCTTACTTCTAGTAAGATCCAGCTGAAGAAGTTTATGGATACTCTAACCACTAAACCAACTGAAGCTAATGGCAGAATAAATATTGATACTATTCTACTGAGGGTAATTAAATGAAGAAGTTCCTATCACTATCGTTAATCGGTGCGATGATTCTATCAACTACAGCCTTTGCTCAGCCTTGGGAGAGCGACACGTATCATAGAAGCAGACATGAAACACGTCCCTTCTGTTATAATGTGGTGAGCTATCAATATGATGCTTGGGGGTATCCTCATAGAATTGTAACACGCAACTGTAACTATATGCATTATCCAGCATATCCTAACATTGTTTATAGCTACCCACCTCGCGAAGATAATTCAACCTCAAATGTTATCGGTGGAGCTATCTTGGGCTTGGGTCTCGGAGCCTTACTTTTTAAGTAATTTAGTTCACAAATAGTTGACTTTTTAACCCATTCATAGTATCATACTTCTATAAATACCTTTGGAAGATCTCATCTTCCATTGACTCTTACAAAGCTTCAAGTCAATAGATGGCTACGAAAGCGGTATTCAAGTGGATACCACAGACAGAAACAACTAATGATTTTGCATTCCTGGTAAGAGGGGGATGGACCTAGAGATCTGATTTTCGATCTTCTTAGTAGTATAATTGTCGCCTATTGGCATTATACCTCAATCATGTACTAAGAGGCGAGAACATGAGAACAACACAAAACATATACAAGTTCAACACACGATTAATACTACTTGGAATTAGCATTGGTATATTTCTGAGTTTGATAGCAGCTACTGCTGCATATCCACACTATAAAAATAATACAATCATACAAACGAATACTAAGATCATAGAAGTGCCAGTAATTAAAAAAGTTATTATTAAAGTTCCTGTGAATCTAACTCACCATGACAAGAAGCAAATTAATTGTCTTGCGGAGAATGCCTACCATGAAGCTCGCGGCGAACCAAGACGTGGTATCATTGCGGTGAATAACGTGGTACTAAATAGAACGAAGCAAGCGCGAAAGTTCGGTAAAACTGCTTGCGAAGTTATCTATAAGAAAGCTAATAACAACTGTGCGTTCTCTTGGGTGTGTGATGACGCACTAAACAATAAGAAGAATCCCGCAGTCTATCAAGCAGTGTATAAGATTTCAGAAAATGTTTATCTAGAAAATGTATCAGACGTAACAGGTGGAGCTACATACTTTCATGCCGCAACTATTACTCGCAAAGTTTGGCCACATGTCAAAAAGACTACGCGCATCGGCAACCATGTATTCTTCAGAGAAGCATAGTATATAAAGGATCATTAGTTTGGTCCTGTGGTGTAATGGTTAGCATGCGATCCTTATAAGGTCGAAGCACTAGATTGGTGCGTGGTACAGGTTCGAATCCTGTCAGGACTACCAATAAATAACAAAGAGGTATATATGTATAAGATTTATTCAAAAGATAATTGTTCGTATTGTGATGCTGCTAAGAATCTTTTAACAAACAAGAGTATCCCCTTTGTTGAAAGCAAGATAGGTGTTGACATCACTAAAGAAATGTTGTTAGAGATTGTTCCTGGTGCAAGAACAGTTCCTCAGATTTTTCTGTTGACTAGCGATGGTGAACACTATATCGGTGGGTTTAATGAGTTGGTGAATGCATTAAAGGAGAAAGATAATGTCGCTGGAACTACACACTTCCTATCTGAATAATTTGCATAATAATATTTGTTGGGTGCATTTTACAAAGAAGGATGGTACTCTGCGTGGTATGCGTTGTACGCTGCGCTCCAATCTACTTCCTACTCAAACTGATCTTGAAGAACACACTCAGCGCAAGCAAACAACAGAATCTATTGCTGTTTGGGACTTAGAAGTTAAGGGCTGGCGCTCATTCCGTACTGATAGTGTGATTGATTTTAAGGTTCTTGAAGAAACTCTATGAGTCGCTTGAGAGAAATTATTGCTAAATGGATTGTCATGAATATAGCATGGCGTATTTCCCAAAAAGCAGTTTATGTTTTATGTCTTGATGTTGCAAGACTGTACTATGAATCTATTGAAATGAAAGAGGATACTGATGAGCAACTTGGACCTAATGGAAAGAAATGAAGTAAACAAAGATTCCAAGGGTGGTACTGAACTGTTACAAGAACGTTTGTATGGTGGTGACATTCCTAGAGAATTGCTTGAGAAGGTACAGATTGTATTCTCACGCGCACGCGATCTAGACCCTGATAAGAAGAAGATCTATTACTGCCATGATCTTCCGGAAGACCCAGAGTCCTCACGTCTAAGTGATCCCATGTATCGTAAGAAGTTTGACAAATTTGTTTTTGTATCAAACTGGCAAATGGAAAAGTATAATGAAGTTCGTGGTGTAGAATATAACAGGTCTACTGTTGTTAAGAACTCTATTGTTCCTATCGATACCACTAAGCGCACCAAGAGTGATAAGATCCGTTTGATCTATCATACTACACCACATCGTGGACTACAGCTATTAGTGCCAGCCTTTATTGAATTATGCAAGAGACATGATGATATTACTCTTGATGTTTACTCATCATTTAAAATTTATGGTTGGGAACAGCGTGACGAACAGTATCAAGAGCTGTTTGATATTTGCCGCAATCATCCAAATATTAAGTATCATGGTACAGTGTCTAATGATGAAATTAGAGAAGCTCTTCTCAGTGCTGACATCTTTGCTTATCCTAGCATCTGGAAAGAAACTTCTTGCTTGAGTCTTATTGAAGCAATGTCTGCTGGTCTGCTATGCATTCATCCCAATCTGGCAGCACTATCAGAAACTTCAATGGGTCTCACATGGATGTATCAGTGGAATGAAGATGCTAATGCTCACGCTGGTGGGTTTATGCAAGTGCTACATCAGGGCATTGAAGTTATGCGTAATCAGCGTGAAGCAATTGAGGCAGACTTAAAGCTACAGAAGATTCAAGTTGATCGTGTTCATGGCTGGAATAATAAAGCAAATGAGTGGAAGGCACTTTTAGAATCCATAACAAAATGAGAGAGGATCAGCAAGTGCAGAAAAAAGATAACGAAGAAACCTCCAAGATCATTATATTTCCTAAGATCAATAAAAGAGTTTTAGATAGTGTCGGTAGTACAGTTCAAGAATTAGAAGAAAAGGTCATAGCAAACAAAATCAAATTTGTTGATAAAACATCGTTGGAGTTAGTCGAGGATTTGTTCTTTAAGTTGTCTATGATGGGGTTTAACCTTGATGATGATATATATGAGAGAGACAATGTTCTTGTCTCTGAAGCTGTGAAGTCTGTTATGCTTAAGTCTATGGGAATACACCATGATTTACAGATTGCAGCAGAAGAGCTTATTGAGCTTGATGACGACGAGATTGAAATTGATTAAATACTTGACTTATTTGCCCAATAGGGTATAATGTATGCTGGAAACATTTAGGATTATCTAAAGTGATTATCGTCGATCTAAACCAAGTAATGATCTCTACTCTGATGATGCAGATAGGGAATCATAAGAACATCAAACTAGAAGAAGATCTCGTACGACACATGGTACTAAACTCTCTTCGCGCACATAAGGTAAAGTTCTCCGCTGAGTATGGCGAGATGGTCATTGCTTGCGATGACAAGAACTACTGGCGCAAGCAAGTGTTTCCTTATTATAAGGCTAATCGTAAGAAGGAACGTGAAGCTTCTGAGCTTGACTGGAACGCACTGTTTGAGTCACTGAATAGGATTCGTCAGGAACTCAAGGACTATTTCCCTTACAAGGTTATTCAGATTGAACATGCTGAAGCTGACGATATCATTGCTGTGTTAGTCAAGGAATACAATCATCTTGGTAAGCTTCTAATTCTATCTGGTGATAAAGACTTCGGTCAGCTACAGAAGTATCCTAATGTCACACAGTACAGCCCTGTGCTTAAGAAGTATATCAGCTGTACTAATCCTGATCTATTCCTGAAGGAACATATCCTTAAGGGTGACTCGAGTGATGGTATCCCTAACTTCTTGTCCGAGGACAATGTGTTTGTTATGGGTATCCGTCAGTCACCTGTAACCTCTAAGAGACTTGCTGGTTGGATCCTACAGGAGCCTGAGCAGTTTTGTAATGAAGCTATGCTCCGTAACTATAAGCGCAACCAGAGGCTTATTGATCTTGAGTTCGTGCCTGATGATATTAAGACACAGACACTAGAACAATACAATACGCAGATCAAGGATCGTAGCAAGCTGTTTAACTATTTCATTCAATATCAATTAAAGAACTTGATGGAACACATCAATGAATTCTGAGGAGATTATACAATGCAACTAGGTGTAGCTGAAATCTTTCAAAAGATCTCTGATGAGAAGGATGGTAAGAAGCGCAAAGAGATGCTTGCTAGCCAGATTAAGAATCAGGGTGTGATTACTATGCTTAAGTATGCATTCTGTCCCACTATTAAGTTCAATCTACCTGAAGGCAGTCCACCATTTAAGCCCTGCCAGTTTGGCGACCAGCAGTCTATGTTGTATGGTAGCCTTCGTAAGATGTATCTATTCATTGGTGAAGGCAATCCAGCTGTCACCAAGAACAAGCGTGAAATACTTTTTGTAAATATGCTAGAATCCCTTGATCCTGAGGACGCAAAGCTTCTCCTCGCGGTTAAGGACAAGAAGATGCCTTACAAGGGTATCACCAAGAAGCTTGTAACAGAAACATTTCCGGGACTAATCGAAGACAATGGGTAAGACTAATAAGACTAATAAATATAAAGATGATGACGAAGAAGAAATCGGTTATGATCCTTCTGAGTATCGTAATCGTAAGAAAGAAAAAAGAATCTCCAACGTATTAAAGAGCAAAAACATCGATGAGCTTATCAGCCTTACCGATGATGATGAAGAATTTTAACAAAGGAACCTATGATCGTGAGCAATGATAGACTGAATGATGCTTGGGGATATATGTTGTGTTTGGACCTGAGTAAGTGCGACAAGTGGACCATCAGCAACGAACAGCATATTAAGAACTTTATCGACTATCTTGTTGAGAAGATTGATATGGTAGCATATGGTTCACCAATGATCGCACACTTTGCCACTCATGATATCGATAAGGCAGGATATAGTTTCTGTCAGATGATTGAGACCAGCAATATCTGTGGTCATTTTGTTGATAAGAATGGCAATGCATATATCGATATCTTCTCCTGCAAGCCATTCAGTAATGATGATGTAGTTGCAGCTGCGAAGCTATTCTTTAAGCCAGAGAAGGTTCGGGTCAACTACCTAACCAGAAACGCTGAGTGATATAAATACCTGTGAAGGAGTAACATGCCAATATACACCTTTTATAATAATAAGACTAAAGAGACCAGTGACATTGAGATGTCGATGGCTGAGCATGATACCTTTTCCCTAAACCCAGACTATACACAAGTGCCCGTTGCTTTGAACCTTCACAGTGGTGGAGGTATCAATGGTCGCAAGATCGATGATGGATTCAATGATATTTTAAAGAATATCAAGAAGAAGCATAGTGGTGGCTATAAGGCAGGGAGATCAACAATCAATACAAAGTGATAATGTGTCGGTGATATAACAACACAACGCACAGGACATTTAAATGGCTAAGAAGCTTTCTAGGAGAGAACGTCGCGCAACCCAGTATAACAAGTCCTACGAAGAAAGAAACAACTTAACACTAGCCAATATCATTCCTATAACTGAGAATCAGAAGAACACTTATCGACTATACCGTCAGAATAAGAATCTATTGTTATATGGCACAGCTGGAACTGGAAAGACATTTGTCTCTCTATACCTGGCACTGTCTGAGGTTCTATCCGGATATTCAAAATATAAGAAAATCATTGTAATAAGATCAGTAGTTCCCACCAGAGACATGGGCTTTCTACCAGGCAACAGCAAGGATAAGTCAGCAGTCTATGAGGCACCATATAACTCTATCTTATCAGAGTTATTGGGTAGGAGCGATGCTTATACTTTACTTAAATCTAAAGGTATAGTAGAGTTTATGACTAGCTCCTTTGTAAGAGGGATAACGTTAAAGGATTGTATTGTTATCGTCGATGAGTTTCAGAATATGGTGGATGAAGAACTTCATTCCGTCATTACACGTGTTGGCGATAACTGCAAGATACTGTTCTGTGGTGACTGCAGGCAGAATGATTTAAGGAAAGAGAAGACAGGATTCTATAAGTTCGTACAGATCCTATCCTCTATGCATAGTTTTGGTATAATTGAGTTTAA